CCACCTACCCGACCAATGCCAAAACTTGGTCTCTTTACGAGACAAGAATATTTTGATTTGATAAAGGACAGTAAACATGTTAGCTTCTTACCCGACCTGGCAGTCAGTAAGAGTGTTGATTACATTACTGAAAACTACCCTTTTTCAGACATAAAATTGGACCAGTTCAAGTCCATTATAGAATCCCCTTCATCATCGATGAAAAGACTCCCCCAAAGCTACAACGCTTACAATGTTGTACGCAGTTCAGACAATGTAGACCATTGGGTCGCTGAATCTCTCAAGCGATTTGACCGATCATTATACGATAAAATGTATGGTTACACTAAGAAAACCAGACTCGGTAGAGCGTACGCTCAGCTCATTAAGTTCTCCCGTCCTATCCACACTAGCAGAAATTTGAATTCGGACTCTAAATTCAAAACGTGTTATCAGAGAGCCCTTAACGACGTTAAAGCACTATTTAAAGGAAAGAAATTCCCAACCCTCACCATTCCAGACTTTATGAAACAGATTCCCCAGAATACTGGAGCAGGCTTCCCTTATCAAGGAAAGAAAAAGTCAGAAGTATGGAGCGAAGTACATAGAAAGTCCATTTCCAACTACTTTCAGCTTGTTGAAACAGGCAAACTCGAACCACACCCGTTCACTCTAGCACTGCGAGGCCACCTCTCACCGGTGAATGAATTGAAAACTAGACCTATTTGGTTAAGTCCTTTCGAACACATAGTTATGGAGAATGTGTTATTCAGACACCTTTATGACTTTGTCTTTTCAGACGAGGATATGTCGAATCTGATACTAACTGGAAAACGCACCTTACACAGATTGAGAAATTACTTATCTCTTGATACTGGTGGTTGGTACTTTAATTTAGATTATTCTGCTTGGGACGCATGGAGATGCCGATTCGTAGGTTTAGATCTGTTCAAGATCTTTAAGGAGATAATCGATTTCAAGCCAGGAGAAGAGAGAATACTGTATTTTGTGAGGAAACAGTTTCTGGACAGCAAGTTGTTACTGCCTGATGGTTCATGCTATGAAGTATCCGGAGGAACACCAACTGGGAGTCTGTTAACAGCTTTGTTTAACAGCTTGATGAACTTTATTTGTTTCAAGACTTGTGTTTACTCGTTGGAAGTTGAGCACTATGTTGAACACCTTCGAATCCTAGGAGACGATTTGAGCTTTTACTATGATGGACACATAGAACCTAAAACGTTCTTAGACAGATTGGCCGAGCTACTTAAATACCTGTTCGATCTTAAGATTAGTCCGCACAAGTGTCTTGTCGTGGAACCTTGGTCCCCAATTGAAAATAAGAAGTTTATTGGATACAGTTTGAGAGGCAACCAACTGTATAAACCAGAGGAGGATTTCTTTCTTTCGGTTTTGTACCCAGAGCATGATGTTAAGAATGTAATTATTTCTTTTTCTAGAGTATTCTCTTATTATCTTTTAGGTGGAATATTTCATGATAAGTTCACGTCTTGGTTCAGACATTATATGCGTGTCTATTGGCACATATTATCTAAGGAGAATAGGCTTGTCAATGAGCAAGTGTTTAAGATGGGAAACCTTAGGGTCATAAAGCACGTGTTTCAGATAGAAGTAGATGTTTTTCTTTCTAACTTTGATGTAGTCAAGTTTCAGAAAATAGACTTTTTACTACTTCCATATTTTTTAACCCTCGATTTTAATATCAAGGAAGTTATACCCGAATAAAGGCTTACTAAAACTTTAAAAAAAAAAAAA